TACAAGTACGCTGCTTGGGCATGCAGAGGTTACGATAATTCCTTCTTTATATTTTTCCAAAATAGTAAAATCAAATCGTGGCTTCTTAAAGAAACCATCTGTCCAAGATAACTCACTGATCTTATTTAGATTTTCCAAACCAATTTGATTCTTGGCTAGAAGGATAATGTGATTGTAGACAAGATCTTGTTGACCTTCTCTTTCAGACTTATCTCTTGTATCAGATATGTCTGCACACATGTATCCTTCTAGACCTAGAATTGGCTTAATGCCATTTGCTTTTGCAATACGGTGCAGTTCCCTATGCCCAGATAAAGTACCGTGGTCAGTGATGGCAATTGCTGGCATCCCTAACTCAACTGCACGGTTCACGTATTCTTCTGGAGTAGCAATCCCATCAAATAAACTAAAATGGGTATGGACATGTAAGCCTACGTAATTCATATTACCAATCTGCGTTGGTAGATGAAGTTACAGATGGACCATCAAAGCCCAAATAGTATGCTTCTTGCTCGGCATAAGGAATCTTCTTAAGTGCTGACTCAAGAGGATAAGGCTCAATTGCCTTCCAATCAAATGGTTCCTTGTCTGGTGCTGATGGAATAAGTGTGTAATTAGTTTCAGTACCCTGACCATTACGCTTTAACTTCCACAGTACGTTTGAGATGCTACCTGTTTCTAGTGCATACTCACGAATTGTATTGAATGATGACTGCTTGCTGATACCCATTGACCAGATTGCAACATACGGTGCTTCAATTCCATCGTCAACTAATACGTTGCAATAGAAGCGAAGGCGACCACGCCAACCTGCTTTTGGATCCTTGCGGTGCATTTCTTCTGCCCAGTCACGGCCTTCAGATTCCAGTGTGTCTACAGCCTTGCGCTTGTAGTCCTTTGGATTTACGTGCTCTTTAACAACAAGTGCTAATCCACGCTTTTCATTATAGTTTGCAGAATCCTCATCGAGTTCTTCAATGAATCGGATCTTTACAGACTGACCGTCTGCTAGTTTTAGCCACTTTAACTTTGGCCCGTCGTTTTCATACTTTGGCTTGTCGAGCAGGGCATTAATGTTTTTGAGTCCCTTTACTACGCTCATATTATTTCTCCTTTGTTTGTTATATTAGTTTAGCATAAGTGATATAGATTTGTCAAACTGGAACTCCAAGTTCTTAAGTTCTTCATCTGGCATGTCACCAATATCCTTATACTCATTATTTAGTTTAATAACAGAAACACGAGAAGAAAGTTTTTCAACTATTCTATCTTTCATGTTTCCTCCTGCCTCATCATTATCAGCAATAACAATAATGTTATTGAAATACTTTTGAAGCAATTCTATTTGTGAACTTGATACATTTGCCCCTAGGGTTGCAACGGCTGGTAGACCTACCTGGTCAAGCCTAATTGCATCAAATGATGATTCCACTACATACACTCTATCAGATTTCTTAACTCTGTGCAAGTTAAAAAGTGTCTTGCTCTTTGGAAGACCTGGAGTATTCTTAAAATCTTTTCCTTCAATAGACCTACCAACAAACCCAATTGCAATTCCATCTGGACTGTGTACTGGAACGGTTACCATATCCTGCTTATCTGAATAACCTAAAGAAAATTTTGACCAAGACTGCACCTCAATATGTCTTGATTTAAAATAATTCTTTGGCCTATCTAGCAAAAGTAAATTGTTATAAAGTCTTTTTAGTATGTCAATGTCAAACTGTTTAAACTCTTCTTCTACCACAAGGCTCTTATTAATATCATCAACAAGATTGCTTAACTTTTCTTTTGACTTGATGTACCTGGCTCCTTCAAAATAAGTTCTGCCAGAAGTATGCATAATTAACTCTACAAGGTCTGCTGTCTTTTGGCAAGAGAAACAAAAGAACAAACCGTTTAACTTGTGTACTTCTCCTGCTGGGGTTCTGTGATTATTATGGAAGGGACAAAAAATTATATAGTTATCTGACAAGTCAGACTCAATGTCTATACCCGATCCTGTAAGGACTCTTCGGACTTGGTCTGCGGTATAAAGATTGGATTGGTTCCGTCTATACCTGCTATCCATTCGCTTTACCTCTTCCCTGCGTAAACTGCCTGTATCGATAATTCAAATTCGTAAAAGTTCTTGTTACTATTATATCTTATTGTGAAGTCTGGGTCAAGGTCAATCCTTGGCACATACCCGCTTAGTTTCATTTCTGAGACTAACAATCTTATGTATTCTATTTTGAGTCTGCCGATCATGGAATCATCGTGAATAATCCCATCAAGATAAAACCTTTTTATGGGCTTATGATGGTAGAACGTTGGTGGCAGGTTCTCTCTTTTTTCTGACATATCATATTATAACTACTTATCTTCAAAGTCTTTGTATCTATAGTATCCCTTGTCAAAATCGCACTGAACTAGGAAGTCTCCCATAAATCCATTACGGTTCTTTCTAAAGGCACATTCAATAATATCGCTATTGGTTCCACGCCCTAGAGCAAGTACCCAGTCAGCATCGTAGGCAATCTGTCTAGACCATGCTGTTTGACCCAGTGTAGGTACCGTAGAGAGGTCGTTAACGTCATCTGGTGTTGCAGATGATATAGCAATAATAGGAACTTCTTCACCAATAGCCATTAGTTTAAGTTCTCTTGAAAGGTTCTTCATTCGTACCGTTTCATTATCTGACTTCTGATTAGGAGCCATTAACTGAAGGTAGTCAACGATTACAAAGTCTGGCTTATACTGATCAATTTTTCCACGAAGAACAGAAGGGTTGATCTCTCCACCTTGATCGTTTGATATGATGTGAAACTCTGGCTTGCCTGCAAGATTCTTTGCATGCCATTCCTTTAGCATGTCAATCTCAATCTCGCCATTGCTAATCTTTCTATGTGACCAGCGACCTTCGCCCATAATAGTAAATACACGGTTTCTTACTTCTGTCTCTGACATCTCAAGGGATATTACAAGGGGTGTCTTACCCTGCTTCCAGGCCTGCACAGCGAAGTACAGGGCTAACCAAGACTTTCCTATACCTGGGTATGCCAAGAAGACTCCTAACTGCCCTGGCATAATTCCAGATGGCAAGTAGTTATCAAATCCTGGCAAGCCAGTCTTGATGCCAATATGTCCTAGGGCCTGTTGCTTCTTTACATTTTCAAAGTAAGCAACTGCAGACTCTAGGTCTGTGACATCAATATCACGAATAGCAGCGGTGTTCTTTTTTAACTCTGAGGTCTTTGTAATAAGATCGTTTAGGGCAATACTGCCTTGGTTGTTTTGTACATTTGTTGCTGCGGATCTAAGAATATCTTTTAGACTATCATTTAAATATTCTCCTTGAAGTTCTTCAAGATGATGCTTTGTTGCTCCAACCCCTGCTACTGGTTCAAAGTCTCTAAACTTTTCTGTAACTAATTCTTGTGGTGGCAATGTAGCATTTGCCTCAAAGTATAAACGAATAAACTCCCAGATATCTCCGTGGGTTCTTAGAAGATTATCAACATTGGCTTGAAGAAGAACATGCATCTGCTTATCTTTAAGGACTGCCGTAATTAGTTTTGACTCTGTATTATTCACTTAGCCACTCCTTTGCCATTCGTCTACGCTCTGCTCTTTCTTTATCATCTTTTTCTTTATCTAACCTTGCCTTAAAAATTTTACCAGCGTTGTATGCAAAGTCATTCCAATTAGGATACTCAGAAACAGTAAAATAATAATCAAGTAAATCATAGCATAACTGAAGTTTATAAGACTTGATAAGATTACCTGAAGCCCATTGCTCAGCATGCATGTTTAAACCAGACTCTTTTTCATATCTTTGCAAATAAAGTTTGTTATAACGACTGAGTAGTGCAAAAGTATCTCTGCGCTCAGACGGATCTTTGCGCTCTGCCATTATGCTTCGGCAGCCTCTTCTTGTGCTTCCTTGATCTTATCTGTAAGTTTATCTTCAACAAACTTGTAGACACGCTCAAAAGCCTGATCTGTATTTTCTCCATTGCGCTTTGAATCAACAACTCCAAGATCAAGTCTTAGTGATTGAAAGTTGCCAAGGTTAAGCGTGTATCCTAGTGTAACGGATACTTTTGTCTCTTCGTTTTCCATTTTATACCCTTCGCTAAATAGATTCATTCCAGATTGGAATAAATCTCCCATCTTCTGTCTTCCTATATGTAAGTATACCATCGCCCATTCTTCGTGTCAACTCTTGTTTACTAGGCGTAATATCATTAGTAATTAACTTATCTTTTCTTGGTCTGCCAATATGGTATGAAGCAAGTATATCACGGATCTCTTTTACTTGCGATTCTGAGTAGTATGACCTTACTTGGAAACCTCTTGCCCCACCCTTTTGAGACCCCGTTGGAAATGGAATGACTCCTCGTTTCATTAGTGATGGCATATATTTTTTGTGACGATTAACTAAATCAGCAGTCTGTCCTACAGTATATGCTCGTTCTCTTTTATTTTTAAAATCACTAATTAAACAACTTTCAATTTGATCTTTTGTAATATTATAAACAGACATGATTCCATTAGAATGATTGTAATGATGTATTCTAACTAAGTCTTTATTAAGAAACCAAACCTTCTTGTTCCCTGGTATTACAGGTGACTCATTGTATTTTTCGCTCTCAATAGTTCCCTTTTTAGTAACCATTGTCCCTCCAAAGTTTGGCTAGGTGGATGAAAAAATACTCTAAACCCACAACTCATACAGTATACTTCTAAATGATTAATCTCGGTATATTGCCTATCTAGAAACATTCTTCCTTTGCACTTTTTACATGACATCATTAGTTGGGTATTCCAACTACTATCAAGTTAAGCCCAACGCTTGTGTCTCCTCCAGTATTAAACTTAACCGTTCCTTCTACTCTAGAAGTTGATATACTATTTATAGTTACCGTGACATCTTTTCCAGCATCAGTGTTTCCTACGTTAATAGGGGTCGCTGTTACAATTGGGGCAAACTTAAAGTCTGTTGAAAAGTCATAAGAGAACGTCTTAGACGATCCTGCAATCTGTGTTGTACTTGTTGTAACTTGGACATATCCACCGATTATACGGGCCTCTGAAATCTTTACGCTTTGCTTACCTGATGTTGTTGTGTCTACAGAGACATATTTGTTTGTTGAAGTAGAAATCTGTGAAGATAAATCATTAATAGCCTTAACAATCTGATAGATATATGTTACGTCTAGAGGCTGGCCTCTTTCTGGTACAGGTAATATTGCCATACTCTAATTATACCAGAGACCCTGTGGTTGCGTTTCTAATTCCTGAGTCAAAAATTTTGATAGTTTTGCCTGCTGTTGGAGTTCCCACTATTGCCTGTGGTTTTGTTGATGCTAATTGTACTAATACCCTTATTGTCTGAGGAGTGCCAGTTTTTAAAAATGAAAGGCTTGTGCCAGTTGGTGTTCCAATGTGTGTGAATGTAGCGCTGGAATCATATTGAACAAAAACATCATACTTTGTTTGGTCTGCTGGATTTGAACCATTAGACCAGTTTACTAATACTAAATTTCCAATTACAGATATATCTCCTGGCAAAACTTGAACAAACTGTCCATTAATCATAAAGATCTGCGACCAAGCAGACTTTCTATTCTTGTCTTCTGCAACAAGCCTAAATCTTATAACTCTGCCATTTTCTGATGAGACTTTTCCTAAAAGTTCTTTTTTAACTATAACATTCTTAATTCCTGCATCTGCCACTATAACACATCCAAACCAAATCTGAACTCAATATAGTTTGTTGTATTTGCTGACTTAATAATTGTTTTTGCATTTGGAGTTCTCATTACAGAGTATCCAGTTAAACCGTAAACAGAGTTTGTTGAGTTAATATTCTCAAGCCTAAATCCATCCAAGCAAACATAAAAGTCAGATGTTGGAGTATTGTTTCCATCCTTTGTAACAGAAACATAAATTCTAGCAGTATTTATTTCTGCCCACGAGAAGTCTGCACTCTTCTGAAGTTCTTGAAGTTGCTTTGATACAACCAAATACCTATTTGTTGAAAAATCATTGTCTGCACTAGTCACGACTGCTTCAAAAAGTGCCCACTTACCAGTTTTAAATGTACCAGTAGAAGAAAACTCAACAATAATTCTAACAGATGTTGGTAGTGTTTGTGCGTTACCAACCTTATTGACCACAGAAAATGCCAATCTAAGTTCATCTGCTGGAGAGTTTTTGCTAAAATCTACTGTCGTTCCGTTTAACTGTACAAACTCTGATCCAGTTGCTGCAAGTAGATGGTCGTCAGATTCTATAGATATTGTAGATGTGTTACCTGACATTATAAGAATGTTATTTAAGAATCTACATCTTTCATGTCTATCTACTCTGTTTTCATTAGTAAAAATTTTATTGTCTGCATTTGTTTGAAAAACTGGATATATCTGATTGATAATGTTTGTATCAACATCATTAATTAAATACCCAGCAGATTTAAATGTACCAACAACTGCAGCGTCTGCCACTAATGTAAAGGTTGTTGGGGATGGAACAGACACAATCTCTTTATCTGTAAGATTAAAACTGCTTGGAGAAATTCCAGAAATAGAAACCCTGGTGTTGTTGTTAGCGGAAAACCCATGGGCTGCGTCCGTTGTATATGTTACGTTTACTCCAGATGCTACTGCTCCAGTAATATTGACAAGTCTATCATCTAGTGGTGAATATATGACTGGTATCTCTTTACCCTGAGAAGAATATTTCCAGGATTCAGAATCAGAAAATGAGTAAATGTTTTTACTATCAAATGCTCCTGCAGCAGGGTTTGATGCAGCGGAGAATAAACCTACCTCTGTAATTTCATATCGTTCTTGTGTTGGAAGTTCTGCTGTCAGTACTACTTTTGATACCCCAGACTCATCCACAAAGCCTCTTGAGATTATAGGCACACGAAACATTTCAAAGTCAAGTGACTTTTTATCTGAAAAATCTGGAAGAGTTCCATCTTGTGTTAGTGGCTTTGGACCACACCCAACAGCAATATGAGAAGCATATGATGGTGTTTGACCAACAAGATACTTGGCTAGAATATTTTTCCCTGTGTTTGTTATCATTTAATTTCCTCCATTATATATTGTAGCATCATAAATTTCTCCACTTGTCAATAACTGAACCTCTGCCTGAACCCCATCTTTTAGGTTTATAAGGTTTATCACTAGGTCTCCGCTTATGGGATCAATATATATAGACTTACAGTTTGGAACCTTTGTCCATTTGTTTTTATCTGGCTCAAGAGGGTTCTCAATTATGTCATAACCATTTCCACAAACTGGAAGGTGGTCCATTATTGCAATAGACAAAGACTTAAAGAATGAGTCAGACTGCTGTAGTCTTAAAATATTATTTGGGTTGTACTGTAGATAAAGATCTGTTAAATTTTTAATAGGGGCATAGACTACTTTTTGACCATTGACCAGGTCGTGTCTGGATATTGTTGCAAGTTCTTGACCACCAATATCTTCAAATATTAGGTCTGTCATTATTTCAATAGACATAACCTCTGAATCTCTTATTATTAAGTCAGGGGTTGCAATCTTTATGGCATTAACAGTTGACTTTAATGAAGCACTTTGAGATGCTGCATTGTCTACCAATGGAAGTGAGGCCGTAGCATTTGGCACTGGAAGTGAGGCCGTAGTGTTTGGTGATACAGTTTCTCCACCGCCATCTGTCATGAGTCCTAGGTATCTCATCAGACCACCTCACTTAAAAATAATGTCATATCTGGTCCATCTACACTCTTGGAATAATCAATGTTATAGATTACAAACCTGCTTGATGAAGGGGATGCCATAGATACTCCGTTTTCTTCATAGTCAAGGGTCACAATGTCTCCCAGTTGTAAGGTTGGTATTGCAAACACCTTAACACCAACAGATCTTCTTGGCTTTGCTATTTTTTCAATAAGCCATTTCATTAAACTGTTTGCCTCATCATAAGACTGAATGTATGGAGTATCTAATGAAAAATCTTTTTTACCGTATGTCATTCTGCTTAACTTTATGTCTTGATAGTCTTGCTTAAACTTATATGGGTTTGATATTAAAGTTTCTCCAACAAACTGAGGATTTGAAGTAAGTGTGTTTTTATTATAATAGTCATCAACGGTTAATCTATTATCAGATTGCTGTGTAAATGTTATTCCTTGAACTCTTAAATAGTTACCAGTTGTCTCGTCCAAACTAATTGCCGTATCTGTTGCATTAAATACCATAAATTCTGCTCCATAGGATCCTGCTCTAAATCCAGAAACAACATATCCCTTTATCTTATTAAATGTTGGAGAAATCTTTGCAGTTAGTGCTGGAAAGGCTTTATCATATTTAAAATTAAAAGTGGCTGCCTCTCTCATTATGCTACCAAACTCCTCAAAGTATATGTTGTATTTTGGTGCTTCTGAATTTCCTATGCCTGCCAAGTATGTATTTTGAATTAATCCACTAATAGAGTATTTTCTAAAAGACTCATTAGCGTTTATGTCTGAGTCTCCGAATACAGAGTTGACTGGGGCACCTAAAGAAAATGTTGTATTCTGAGAATAGTTATTGCACAATGCATAGACATTTTCAAACATAATTCTTGAAGATCCTCGTGTAAATAGTGCAACGTCTGAGTACGCTGGTAGAGGATCTGTGTCGTCTATTGTCTTAATTAGTTGGCCATTTAGATACAGATAGAATCTTCTTGTACTTCCAATATCTTCATACTCTGCTGCTAAATCATATACCGTTGCATTTTCTTCAGCGACTATTCTTGCCTGACCAGTAAACTTACCATCATCCACAGTGATTTCTCCAAGGCCTTGCCAAATAGGTACTGGGATTGCAGTTCCATTATTAGACTTTATCTTATAAAAGAAAACATTGCTAACGCCCTGCCTTTCTTCTTCAGAAAGATTTCCTATTCCTAGCGCTGCTATTTCAAAGTAATATCCAACATTTGTTGTTGGGTTAAGCATAAAGGCAAGACCGCCAGATCCTCCAGAAATATTAATATTTTTATCTGGGGTGCTACCATTAACAACATAAAATGTTGAGGAACCATTAGATGTTTGACCTCTGTCTTCATTGTTTTCAATCTTTCCAACAATTCTCATTCTTGTTCCGAAATGCTTGTACTTTTTATCTTTTAAGTTTTTATGTACATATGAAATAAAGTCTCTTGGTTTTTGCTTAGTTGTAAAGTTTGGTCCAGTTAATGATAATGCTGAAGACTGCAGTGTTCCAGTTTGTGATTTAGTTGCTGTAGCAATTTCTCCAATAAAGGATGTTGACATAAAGTTTTTTATAATTCCGCTTCTTGATGCTGTCTTTGCGATTGCATCTGAAGAATATCCCTCTGGAGTAATCTTACCAGCAGTCTTTAGAAAATTTATTTCTTCCTGTGTTGCTCCTGGTGGTATTGTCACTTCTATACTTACTGACTCTAAGTCTTGATCAAATAAGAATTCTGAGAACATTGAACATCCTTTAATGTTATCGTCAGATTTCCAGTAGTCAGATATTCCAGCAGAGTGTGCAACAACTTCAGTTCCAAACTGTCCACGGCCATGCTTTTGAACGTCTCCATTTTGTAATTTAACAACGCCATCTTTTTCAAAATACTTTGGCTCAGAGTATATTCTAACCAAACCTGTAGGATATATTTTTCCATTAAAGGGAAGTTTTGCAAAATAGTTTTGATAATCTTCAGTTGATGTTATCCATACATTTCCAAACCCAGAAACATTATATTGAACTGCATCATACTTAATAATCTCTCCTTGTGAATAGAAGTATCCGCTATATCTTGTAATCCAGTAGGCTGCTTCACCAAGGCTAAATGTATTATTAATCACAATGTTGTTTTTTACTTCTGGTACAGAAGCAGTTAGATCCGAGTTAAGAGGAATAGCGCTGAGCACATAGGCAGATTGAGTTGCCACTTCATTATTTATTGACTTGGTATTTTGTGTACCAGAAACTTCCCATAACAGTGCTGGTTTGTATGTGTAGTATCTTTCATCATCTACAAGGCTTGCCTGTCTTAATGATCCTATAGATCTTTGAATGTATCTTGTGCTGTAATTAATTGCGCCATCATTATATACCGCACTATCCTGGGTTGATACAGAAATAACATTTGCTAACTTTGGCTTATTTGTTTTGTTTTTTACTTCCCTATCTTCTACAAAATCTTTTGTACCCTTAAGATCAAAAGTTGTCGGTCTTTCTTCTATTGTTGGCATTATATAATTTTTACTCATCATAACAAAGTTATTGTACTCATCAAAGAACATTGCTGTCTGAGTTGAAACTGCCAAGTCTTGAAGAACCTGTGCAACGCTAGTGTTTGGCCCAACAAAAAAGTATGGAATGATAATTTCTTTTTCATTTGCAACTCTTCTAAACGTATAGTTAGAAAACCCTATGTGGTCTAGTAGCAAAGAAACTGCAGAACTAACAGAAACCTCAGTCATCAATATCTCTGGAGCAGTTAGTGATTCTAAATACCAATACATATCTCTTAATGATATAGACACA